TCTATAACCTTTTGTGCCATCATGGTCGCCTCTTGCCCTACATCGGTCAAATCGGCATGGTTTTGGCCCAATAAATAGCGTTCTAAGATAGTATGCATAGCTGTTCCACGTGAAGCTGCTTGGTCCATGATCCGTTGTGCCTCTTCCTCGCCAACTCTAGCACGCCAATTGGCTAACGAATCTTGCTTTTCTTTTGATTGAGTCCGTGATAATATGGTTGTAACAGATGGTAATTTTTGGTCATCTACTGCGTAGTGTCTTCGACCCATGACTATATCTTTTTGAGACTTTGGGTAAGTAAATTTACTATTCCATTTTACTGGCCTACCAATGTTATGATACTCTTCTAAATCTTTATCATCCATCATCTATATCTCCTAAAAATTAATCTCCACAACCAAGAACGCGTAATACTTATAATTGTAAATATTAAAGCAATACCAATACTGTCCATGATTGTTGGATATAGATTAAAAAAAGGAAAAATGTAAAGTTGAATCAATATGGCTAATATAAATCCAGATCCTACATCAATCATACTTTCAATTAAAGGCCACACATACCCTCACATTCATTATTAAATAAATCTAATTGATCCTTATCTTTAACATTAAATTTAGCCTCTCTTAAAGGTACACAAGATCTGTGGATATAAAGATTATCTTTTACTTTTTTATTACCTTTTCTAATTACCTCATCTATTTCACATGCATTTTCAAATTCATCCGGTCTGTTTGTTTTCATATCATGCCAGAAATGATCATCATGAAAAGGACATCCAATACATGCAGATTTTGCAGGTTTTTTTAAATCTTTACCTTCATACCATTTTAAGCAATCGTCTCTTGACATTTTCTTTTCAATCAAAGGCCATCTATTCTTTTGCCACCAATCTCTAGATGGTTTCATTCTTTGTATTTCATCCATAGAAATACCGATCCACATCTCAACGTGCTCACCTTTTGGAAATCTTGCATACTTTTTCAAACCAACTAATCGTCTAGTCTTTGCTGCAATTGGAGTTATTTTGTATTCTCTCGTGCATTGTCTACGCAACATACCTTTTTTATTAGACTCTGGATTCTTTGTAAAAAAAGGAGCAGATGCAAACCTGTTACCATTCTCACCCATAGCATTTAAAATATCATCTCTAATAGAGGTACCCTTACCAGTAATATAAACAGGATAAGACAGTTGAGTCTTTAACCATTTTAAATGTTCTATAACGGGTGTAGGCTCCCAACCCGTGTCTGCGAAGATGGCTGCGTCTGGTTTTACACCAAATTCTCCTTGATCCGCCATCAATGCCATCGTGGAACTTTGTACTCCTGCACCTAATGATAATATTCTAATTAGTGGTTCTTTATCCATTTTACTCCTTAATTTATTTTATTTATTATATAATAAGCTATTATAGCACCAATACATATAGCACCCATACCATAAAAAAACATACCTATTCCAAAACCTACTGTCATTTATCCTTTGTTATTATCCATCTAACCAAAGCTGTTGATGGATCATAACCATCAAAACTAACTTTAGAACAATTAGTCAAGGTCAACAAGACTATTAATATTAAAATTTTTTTCATTTATTTTTCTTTTTATTTTATAATTAGCAATATCAATTACTTTGGCTTTTAATTTATCGTTAGGAATATGCGAATAATGTTTTATAATTTTATTTATAGGCTCTATCTTTACATGAGCATATGGTTGTATCAATAAACAAACATAATAAGCATCTCTAGATTGACATCGCCAACGCCATTGTTTTTTCCAACCAACAGTATACGGAGTATTATATCTTTTTTCATTTACTGTTCCACAACCTAACAAACCATGTAACCACAATAAAACAGATTTATCAGTCATAGAAATTTCCATTCTAATTGACCAGGTAGGATAAGGTTTTTTATTATTTTTTCTTTGTCTATCGTATTGTTTATATTGAATGCTACCCTCTCCATCAAATAAACCTGCGATATAAGCTGCGTCTGTTTCGCTAATCATAATCTAAATGGTATTAAAGCTTTTAATTTTTCTTCAGCATCAACTATCTTCTGTAATAACTTATCTATCTCTTCCAGGTGTTGTGGATGCTCACCAATACCTACAGATTTTTCTAAATAAATTTTAATCGTTGCATCAGCTGCAGCTATATCAGCCTCGTATTTTTTTTCTAATGCATCAAGTATTGCTAATCTCATTTATCCTCCGTGTAATCTTCCGTTTTAAAATAATTTTCAGCGTCTCTTAACTTGTTTATTACATCATTACTGGTAATAGCTGTTAATTTTTCTAATTTTAATACTGTGTCCTTTAATTCTTTTATTTCTGCACCTGCTTTTCGACACACAGTTTGTAAATAAATTTTTTGTTTTGTTAGATCCTCGATCCTTTGTTCTAAATCATGGGAACCTTTTGGATTAATTAAGTTTGCCATCTTCATCCTCCTCATGTGTTTCTATTTCACCTTGGTTCTTGCAAAAAGAACAGTCAGCCCATTGTTCTTCTCGGGCTATCTCGTAGGGTACTCTAACAAATCCATTACCCTTACATACTTCACATATCTTTTTTGCCATTTTCTTTCCTTTCTTGCCTATCTATTGCTTTCTTCATTTTGTACTGTATGTACCCAGGATCGTAACCTGCATAATAACATACAGTAAAAAAATTTTTAGTTGGCTGTAAGAACCAAGATCTTGCTTGGTCAATCATATTTCTACCTTCTTGGTATTTATACTTGCTTTTAACAGCATCATCTGCAGCTAGACCTAACACAGCTCTCCAAAGTTTAAGTTCGGGATCTGACTGTCGATAGTCATCACCTGTTTTTAGCCTTTGATAACTTGCCATTTAGTTTTTCAACCTTTTCATTAACTAATATATTAACTGTTTGAGCACGAGATATAACAGTGTTGGGCACTATGACCCTTCTCAAACTATCTAATTTAGTGTATGTATCCTTTGATAAGGAGACATTTTTATATTTGCTAAAGTCTGTCATTTATAACCTTTCTTTTGTACATATAATGTAGGATATCCTATTAAAATTTAAAGGGGTTGTCAATGAAATTTTTATTAACCATATTTTTATGTAGCACGGTTGCAAATACCTGTCTTACACCCCATACTTTTACCCAACTATACGATGATAGTTATGACTGTTTAATGGATGGATACGTAAAATCTATTAAAAAAATGAAAGAAATAGGCCGTTCAGAAATTAATGAGCATGGGATTTATGTAAAGTTTGATTGTCAGCCTTACATCTTGCCTGAGAAAAAGCCAGTAGGGCAGCCAGTTCTTTATCTGCCTTGACCTCGATACTTTTTTCTTGAAAATTTTTTATTAGGATTTTTTGTGTGACGACCAGGTCGTTTTTTTCTTGTTGATCCTTTGTAGGTGTTTACTCCGAAGAGTGGTTTCTTTTTAGCCATTCTTTATCACTTTCCGATAATTGCATATATCTAATACTACCATTTATATGTTGTTTGGTATCTGCACCGCAATTGGTGCATCTATAATAATCTGTAACAACAGCTACTAATACTGTGTCCTCTTCACAATTTTCACAAGTACCAACTACTGTATCAATAGATCCTAAACTAAAATGTATTTTCTTCATACTAAGTCCACGGCGTTACCAATAACAGGTTTATATTTTGTTCTACCCTCTTCTTTGTACGCTCTTAATAATTGTTTACGAGGATTTTCCGCAACCCAAGAGCAGTGAATCCACCCCGAGTTAGGTTCACCTGGAGTGAAAAACTCGAGGATCATTTGATCCCAATCGAGGTTTGCTTTGATCCAGTCAAAGACTTCAGCGTTGCTAGTGCCTAGGCATTCGAAGTCCGCCGCCTCAGCTTTGGTATGTTGCGAATTTAAACTGCTGCCAATTTTTACACACAACTCAGGGCTACGAAAGCAGCTGGTAATCGTTACCCTGCCGAAGTGGTCACGTACTGGTTGCAAAATATTTTCACAAAGTAGTTTTAATTTTTCTATTTGATCTGCATTAGGATTGTTATCAATACCCAACCTAATAGCTGTGTCTGATTTAATAAGCTCTGATAAACTAAAATTACGTGTCAAATTCATTTTTAAAATTTTTTCTACTATATACTTTTTTATTTTTAATTACACGTTGTTTATATTGTGGTGTTCTAACTTCTTTTGCATACATATTTAATCTATAATCTCTAAGTTTTTGTGCAAATTTATTGAGATATGATAAGTTTTTTAATGCTTTTGCTGCCATCGATGTTATCCTCTAATTCTGCTTCACCCTTCCAACATTTATAAGTTACTGATTCAGAAAAAGTTCTTTCCGCTTCACGTTTTCCTCGTAAACATACAGCCATTGACGGTTGCAAACGAGCCTCCTTGATTTCTCCGTTTACAAACATTAATAATCCTACGACAGCCTCTATCATTGTCCGTTACCGTTGTACTTAATTTCTCTGTTTGCATCTTTTAATTTTTCAATATCTTCTAAAACTTTGTCCATTTGTTTTCTTAAAAATTCTATATTAACTTTGTTTAGTGCCATTGATTCAACGTGTGAATTAATTTTATCTGTAGTCTTATAAAGATCTTCGATCATCATAAATTGCTCACTATCTGCGGGAAGTGAACCTAGTTGTCCACGTGGCCACTTTATTCTAAACTCTGTGTTCTCTACTAATTCTTTTTCCATTAACTGTATTCTAGTGTCCGCAACATTTAGACGTTCTACAATCTGGAAATAGCCCATAGTGCCAAGTGCTACGATAATTATCAAACTGGCAACCGTCTTCATCGGCATCTGCACGGCAGCGGATTCAGATATTGTTAAAGGTTTCTTACTCATTTTTGCCAGCTAAATAACCAAGCTACAAATGTTTTCCAAGTTTTTTTAACTTTGTCTATAATTTTGCAACAAATATTTTTACATCTTTTAATCATTTTTTTTCTCCTCAATTTCGTAGAAAAAATTGTCTGTGTCTTCTGTTTTCCACCTACTAGTATTTTCTACATTCCATTCGCTAGTTTGCACTTTCCATTTAGGAATTTCATCTTTAACAGTAAAAGATGGTATATCCCATATACATCTATTGTTTGGTTGTGCAGCATAGTTACCATCGTCAAGGGCTATGATATGTGCGCACTTATGTTCGTGCGGGATCTCTGAATGATCAGTGTCAAGTATATTAGGCTCTGGATGTGCAAAGTCAACAGTAAATAAATACTTGCCAGGATGCCATTTTTTATCCTTGCCCATGTATTTACCTGCTTGACTTTCTAAGATGTCCCAAGAAGTAACAGCAGGATAATAACTAAAACAATTCCAAAGCTGAAGCTCATCAAGTCTACGTTTAGGTACGTCCTCAACTTTAAATCCGCGTTGAATAAAAGCCGTGATAGGTAGTCTGTAAAATATTGCACCGCTTTCCATAATCGCGTGCCAAAGTATTGACTTGCCCGTGATCGAAGATATTCCAAAGATAATACAATCTTCAACTTCGCCATGATGTTTTTTAAGATCAAATAAATATTCCCTTCTTATTTGTGCATATTCTACTGGTATGTTTGCATTTAAGTAAGCCATAATTAATCCTTATCATATATATCCCCCCAAGTCTTTCCTGTTTCATAATCTACCTTGTTAGGGACTTCTAGACTAACGGCATTTTCCATAATTTCAATTATCTTTTTTGCCTGTGTGTCAGATTCAACAGATAGATCTAATTCATCATGTATTTGTATGTGTGCAAGAATTCCTTCTTTGTATAATTCTAGCATAGCTTTTTTTGTCATGTCAGCTGCACTACCTTGTATTAATTTATTTAATGCTTTGTAAGTGTAGGCTCTTCTAATTCCTGGTCCATGTTCCCTAAGCGCATCTTCATGTAGCATGGCTTTGTGCATACCAAAACTATTTGGTTCCCATAAATGAAAACGGCATAACCGACCAAGAAGTGTACGTATTTGTCCACGTTCCTGTGCACGATTAGAGGCCGCATTCATTAATTGTTTAACAAAGGGAACTTTCGCATGGTATTGGTCAAACAATTCTGCTGCTTTATCTTTTGATACTCCTAACTCTGCTTGTAACTTTGCTTTACCCATTCCGTAAAATAAACCAAGATTAATAGTTTTAGCTTGTGATCTAGGTATCTTTGCCATATCAGCCACTGTTCTATGAAAGTCTGTAGATGAATCATTTTCGTATTCTTCAACTACATCATAGACAGTTGGAAATTTATGTAGAGCTGCATAGTGCACTACAAGTCTTGGTTCTTGTTGTGAGTAATCAAAACAACCCCAATGACATTTATCTTCAGGTAAAAATAAAGATCTTATCATAGGTCCTAGATCCTTGTTTCTTGCAGGTAGTTGTTGTAAGTTTGGATTATTGTAACTGAACCTACCAGTAACAGTTCCACCTGCATCTGATCTAATTTGATTTATTTCTGCATGTATTCTTTCTTTATGTTCGTATTTAATTATGGTATCAATAAAAGTAGTATGAGCTTTATTTATTTCTCTAGCTTGTGCTATTTGTTTTACTACAGGATGTGGATGTTCTTGTAAAAAATTTTTTGTAAAGGAAGGTGCTTGTGTTTTTGCAGTTCTATCGTAAGGTAATTTTAATTTGTCAAAAACTTTGGCAATCGATCTTGCTGCCCATATTTGAACTTCTATGTTACTTTCTTTTTTTATTTGTGACAGCAACAATTTTTCTTGGTATTCTAGGTCTTGTTTCAGTTTATGAGCACGCTCAACATCTACTCTCACGCCTAAAAAACGCATGTCGACCAAACAAGGAAACAAATCTGTTTCTAGATTAAAAATAGATTCTACATCTTGATAAATAATTTCTTTTTTAAATACTTGCCACAACTCTAATGTTAGTTCTGCATCTTTTTCTGCGTACGTTCCAACTTCCATAGCTGGCAGTTGCCAAAGATCTGCTTTAGGATCTAAGCCTCTTGACTTTGCAGCTTCAACTAAAGCTATTTCTGATTTACCAAAACCAAGATAATCCCAAGACAAACTATTTAAATCATATTTAAATCTATTCTCATCAATCAAAGATGCTGCTATCATTGTATCTACCACTAAACCATTGATTTTTATACCTAATTTTCGTATCCAACATACGTCATACATTGCGTTATGAAATATTTTTGTAGCATCAGATGCACAAATATCTTTAAACCATTCTAAAGTTTTTTTCTTATCCATGTTTGGCCCTGATCCATGAGCAATAGGAAAATAAAATTTTCTTCCTGGCACAGCTACAGCGATACCAACAACTTCACCTAAACCAATAACAGAACCTGATCCTCTTGTTTTAAGTTCAGGATCTCTTGTTTCTAAGTCAATTGCAATCTCATCATAAGATCTAAGATCTGGATATTCTTCAGGTTCAATCCACTCTGTCTGTGCTTCAAATATTGGTATCTTCATTCATTACCTTCTTTATTGCCAGTCCTAGTTCTCTTGCGATTTGTGGGACGATTGCGTTGCCGAGGGTTTTAATTCTGTTAACTCTACCTTTGTCCAATCCATAGGAAATCCCATTAGGAACTCCACAAAGTTCGGATTCAATTTGCCACCAACTGCGACGTTCAGATTTGTTCCCTTTCTCTTGTACTGACTCGGGCCTGCATTGTTCTTGCTGTCGTTCACTGTTGGAGTGGGTAACATTTTGTTTTTCTCCAAGTACAACATTGCGTCCGATAGTTTCGCTCCGAATGTCGAGTCGGGTTTGTTC